TTCGTCTTGCAAACTGTTCTAAGTTCTTACAACAGTTAATATGTTCTTCTAATTCATAGTAGTCATTACTTTGTACAATAACTTGTGCTGAATCAGGAACTTTTGCTAACCACTTTTTGTATTTGTCTTGTGTAATATGTTCGCAACTTGTATTAATTACAATGTATGGTTCTGCTTTGTATTCGTAATCTACCATATCGCAGGTTACTGCTTCAAACTTACCTTCCATTTCGTATCTCTTGTTTACTGTAGTTGCAATTTCTTTGCATACAGGATCAACATCAACACTTATAACTTTCTTAATACCTATTTCACTGTTGAATAGCATACTTGCTAACAAACCATTCCATCCTCCATGTATAACAATTTCAGCATTTCGGATCATTTTGTTTTTTTCAGCGATAGTTTCAATCAACCATAACTTAGATTGTATTTGGCCACCCCAGAAAGTTTCTAATGTACGATCTTTATCTTCGCTATTGCGAATTGCGTCCATCCAGAACTTAATATCTTGAATATCAATTTTCATTTCTAATCTTACTATTATATTTAACTGCTTCTTCAAGCAGTGAAAGTTCAGTATTATATCCTTTCGCTTGATGTAAGAATGCATCTACGTCTTTAGGCAAACAATGCCCGCCGTAGCCACGTTCTTTTGTTACATTAGTATGACTGTATCCTATACGAGAGTCATCTGCAACATATTTCCTTACTTGTTCAAAGTCTACACCTGCTTTTTCACATACGTCTTTCAATTGATTGAAGTATGTAACCTTTAATGCAAGATAACTGTTACGTGCATACTTGGCTAAAACAAGATCTTCTGGATTTGCTATCTTTACATCAATAGTTCCAAGTAAGTCTACAAAAAATCCTGACCAAAAGTGTGTGTTATCGCCGCCAAGTAAAACTTGTTGTGTGTTTGCAAAGTCTTGAGTTGCATTTGCGGCAGTTAAAAACTCTGGACTGAATGTTATTTCTTTTTCAGGGAAAGTATCTTTAAGCATACGCCAACCTTCAAGACTAATTGTGCTTTTAATTAGTATAGGAATCTCGTTAGATGCTTTTTCTATTACTTGATACACATTATCCATTACACAATACCCTGCTGAACTTCGAGGTGTGCTTACACAGACTATAAGTGCTTGTACTTCTTTAAGACTATCCTTATGACCAAGTGCCGGATCATTAATCATAACTTCATATTTGTGTTTCATACTTTCAGCAATGGCTTTGCCTACATATCCGTATCCTGCTATTCCTATTTTCATATTTTTCTCTTTGGTATTTTGCTATCTGCACTGCTTACACAACTTGGTGTAATACAAGGCATTGGCTTATTAAACAAACTGAACCCTTCAGTTAGTGTTCCTAATGGTGTATCATGGCAACTGTAACTACGTTTAACTTCGTTGTTTCTAATTATGCAACTTTGATATCCGCTATTACATTCCCAACCTTTAAATTTATTAAAACCAAAAGCATTTAATCTTTCTGCTTGGTCAATACTGTATTCTACTCCATTAACATCTTTGAGCGATACTTGATGGACCGATTGTTCGCTTTCGGTACGCAATATTTCTTTTTGTTCCTCGGTATAACCATCAACCACAAAAGAAGCGGTAGGATCAGACTGAGGCTTAAGAGTAACGTGTAAACCCCGTTCAATAAATCTTTTACTTCTGGCATAATATTCCTCCCATAGTTCGGGTACCATAACTTGATTAATAGTTACAAGTACACCTTCGTCTTGGAGATACAAAAGTTTATCTCCGAATTCTTTTTCATTTGCAAATTCTGCATGAAAACTTGCTGTAATACTTCTTCTATCCATAACATCTGTAACATCTAAAAACTTCTTCCACCATTTCTTTGCTGGACTACAATTACTTGTCATGTGTATGCTTAGGTATTCACTTTCATAATCTTCATAGTGATTAACTAAATCTAAAAAGCCTTTGTATGCTGTAGGCTCTCCTCCACTAAAACTAAAATGAAACTTGTCAAAGCCATTTGCTTTTGCTTGTTTCTTAATTTCATCTATTGATGTTTTATAAATTTCTAATTCCTGATAATCTGGCTTGTCAGTGTTAGCATAAGGCCAACAGTAACTACACTTGTAATTACAAAACCTGCCGAGGATCCAACTAACGCTGAATAGATTAGTATCCAGCATTGTCTTTTGTCCAAGGCTGACAATATCCTTAAAAGGAATCTTTGTGTTCATTAAACTCCTCTTCTAAATAATCAAAATCATTTAACATTGCAAGTGCTTCTACATTGCCTCTATAGTGTTCTCCAAATTGCTTACCACATGCCGCTCCGTGCATTGCAATCTTTCCGTACTGTCTGTCAGCACCAACAGTAAGCCATGTTTCTAAACGCTTCTCTGTTTCTTCATCTACTTGTCCTGGAATAGTTTTACTTGCTAATTTTGCACATTCTCTAAATGCTCCACGCCAAGTACTCAAAGGATCAGTGTTAAATCCTGTTACGCAACTTATCTCTGGCATTGCTTTGAACTTATCACTGATACTTGTAGTCATGTCGGGCATGGAAGTGTCCATGTTCAGTGTGAGTGATCGCGGTAATAACTTAACACCTCCATACCCGTATTCCAAGTCGTTGATTGGATTTATACTTCGCCATACATGAACTGTTTCTAAATCCCACTCGGAAACCTCAAAATTAAAATCAAAGTCTGGCATTAACTCTGCATCAGCATCAATAACCCAGAACATTTTTGTAAAACATTTTTTAGCCGCGGCAATGTGTGCTTGATGTAAACCTTTAACATCTTTTACACGTTTTGCCATAGGAAACATTTGCTTAATATGTTTCCAGTTTTCATCAGCGTTTGGTTCGCCGTAACTTATGAAGACTATATCATACATTTTACTTTATCCTTTATTTGTGCGACAACTTGGTTGTGTATGCTTTCTCCGTCATGAGCCATATCTCTTGCACGACCAGTCATCTTTGTTTTTACTGTTTGTACCATATCCTTGTCATACTTTGTTTTAAAGTCTGATTGAAATGTCCAATTATGTACAGGCACACCAAGTGCGTTCCATATATTGTTTACACTATTTAGATGATACAAATTCTCATAATTCATTTGTCCTTCTTCATGAGCCCAGCGTTTATGATACCAAACTGAGTCCATCATCTCGTATTCTTCTTCAGTTCCGTCTGGAACAAAGTTAATATTTCTATCTTCTAATCTTATTGTGTTAGTAAATAACTTCCTTTCAACGTATGCAAAACTTTTTCGCGACGAGTGTGGCCATTGAATTAAGACGCATTTAGGAAGTACAAATTTGTTCTTTATGAATAATTGTGTATTTAACGCAACAATATCAGGTCCTGTACCTGCTTTGGCTAAGTTTATTACGTCTATACCGTACATCTTGCTAATTTTATTACACCATATTTGATGTTCGTATAAACCTACGCCTTCAGTATAACTGCACCCGAACACTAAAATATAATCGTTATTAAGACCCGTTAATTCTTTTGTACGATATCCAAGACTGTTAAAGTTGTATTCTAACTTATCAGCAGTATTATAATATTCCCAACCTTCTTTGTTGTACTGACTGTAGTTTACTAAATCGTCACCACAATACCAGTGCAAACTTTTACCTGCTATCTCAGGAAAGTACAGTAACGGTTGATCCTTTGTGTAAAACATTATCTTGTGTTTCCGTATTGTATGACAAGATACTTAGGATCAGGTTTCATTTTTCTCCACGGATCAATAAACACTGAGTCTGTTGAGTAATCTAAGTATGGAGTTGGGTGTGCAAGTAAAATAATACCTCCAAGGCTTACTTGGCTACTTGGCATTTCACTTGCAAGTGGATCAATGTAAATCATACTGTGTCCAAGTTCCTTAACATAGTGATCAACAAGCAGTGCATAACTTCCGTCAATGTAAGGTACGCCTGGTTTGTATGATATACCATTTAAGAAAATGCTACCGCCATATTTCTTTTTTGTTTCAACAACAAACTTTGCAAGATTTTTTGCTTGTATTTCTCTTGCTTTCATAATGTTATCAAAGATATCATATTCTAAATTTAATTCTTTTGCCATGTAACGTAAAGCAATATTATCTCTTGGGTGGCAACTGCCGCCATCGCCCATGCCTGCTGTCATATATGCAGGACTCATTATACGTTGTGTACTTTCTGCTAAGGCTTTTGTTACTACGTCAACATTAATGTTACCTTGACGTTGTGCAACATCTTGAATCATATTAACAAAACTTAATTTAGTAGAAATAAATGTATTGTAAAACACTTTGATACATTCACACTCGTCATATGTTCCTATAACATAGCGTGGATCATTTTCCATAATGCTTTGATAAAATTCTTTTAATTGTTTTGCGTCACCTGTTTCGCTACCATCGTCAGTTCCTATCATTACCATCTCAGGATTAATCATATCCCAACCTACAGTACCCATTGCAATTAGATATGGGTTATATACAAAACGTGTATGTGTAACACGTGGTACAAATTCTCTACGTGTTGTACCTGGTAATACTGTACTGATAAGAACAAGCAATTGATCCTTTGTCATATGCATGTCTGCTTCTTCAAGAACATCATTTACAATATCGTAATTAAAATCTTTTGGTGGTAAATGACTTGTAGGACGTCTACCGTCATAGTCTTCGTGATGCGGTGTTGGTACTGCAACAAACACAATGTCTGCACCAGTTACTGCATCTTTGATTGTAGGTTTTTGTATAATTAATTCGCTGGTAATTTTAGCAGTATCATAACCAAAAACTGTATGACCTTTTTTGACTATTTCTTCTGCACATGGTATTCCGAGTTTACCGACTCCTATAAATCCTATGTTCATGCGTTCTCTCCAATATTTTGATATTTTTCAGACCATACGGATAATTTAATAATTTCACTCACACTATTACTTATTAACTACGCATATAAATATGTGTATGTTTGAAACCGTGAAAGAGTTCGAAAAACGCATTGCAGAGTATTATAATGCACCATTTGCCGTAGCAACGGATAGTTGCACCCATTCTATTGAACTTTGCTTACGATATCTAAAGCCTAACCACGTAAAGATACCTACAAGAACGTATATTAGTATTCCATTTACATTAATGAAGTTAAACATTGATTGGGAGTTTGTTGATGCTTCTTGGACAGAAGAATATGTATTAGGTGGTACAAGAATTATAGACGGTGCTGTTAGTTTCAAACGTAATAGTTATATGCCTAATACCTATAAGTGTTTAAGTTTTCAACATAAGAAAATGTTAAGTTTAGGTAGAGGCGGTGCAATATTATGTCCTAATGAAACAGACTATGCAGTATTAAAAGCAATGGCACATGATGGTAGAACAGATGATAAGCCATGGGGCGAACAAGACATTCAATACATAGGATATCATTATTATATGACTCCAGAAACTGCACAACTTGGTATTGAAAAATTAGAAAACGTTACTGAACCAACAAAGGAATGGAGCAGTAATGATTATCCATATCTTCCTGACATGAAGGTTTTTAAATGAACACAAACGAATGGGGACAACTTAGAAAAGTAATTGTTGGCATTGCAGACAAAGCCAAGATACCTTATGATATAGATATTAGTTTACGTTGTGTTAATTTTGCAGATAAAAAAGACGAAACAGAAATTATCAAAGGTCCTTATCCAAGTAAAGTTATTGAAGAAGCAAATGAAGACTTAGAAACATTTGTAAAATTTTTACAAGCAGAAAGTGTAGAAGTTGTACGTCCAGAGAAAACAGATTGTCATTACTATAATTACTGTCCTCGAGACAGTGTGTTTATACATGGTAACTTAACACTTGCTACACCAATGCCTATACGTGCAAGAAAAGGCGAGTGGAGAGCATTTGAAGATCATTTAGATAATCCAAAAGAAATACGTTGCTTCAACGAAAGTCAATTATACAACAAAGAATGTATTGGCAATAAAGATATTTTAGCACTTAATGAATACAGTCCTGCTTTTGATGCCGCGAATATAATTCGTGCAAACGACCAACTGTTATACTTGGTTAGTAATAGTGCAAACAAGTTAGGTGCAAATTTATTACAAGGTGCCTTAGGTGCTACTGCTAAAGTAAACCTATTACAAAATGTTTATAGTTACATGCATATTGACAGTACTGTTGCATTTTTACGTGAAGGATTATTACTTGTTAATCCAAGTAGAATAAAAGTAAGAGAAGACTTACCTGAGCCATTTAGAAATTGGGATATTATATGGTGTCCTGAACCTGTAGACATTGGACACTATCCTAAATGGTGTAATGCAAGTACATGGATTAACATGAACTTGTTTAGTGTAAATACAAAGTTAGTTGCATTAGAAGAACACCAAGAGGATCTAAGACACCTTCTTGAGCACCACGGAATAGAGTGTGCTATGTTACCAATGCGACATCAACGTACACTTGGCGGTGGATTTCACTGCGTAACATTGGATACAAAAAGAGATGTGGACTAAAGGTAAATGTCCTGTAATATGGGACGAAGGATACAAATACTTCAATTACGTTAGACAACCTATTACAGGTGCAGAGTCTGACACTTGGCGTAAGCAAGGCTATACGCATGAAAATACAACAGGCAAAATGTATGACAGTCGTAATCCAATGCCTGACTATGCAATTCAAGTAGCACAATTACTTAATTTACATAATCCTGGTTTTGTATTTTATAAAATGGATACGTTAGATATCATGCCTACACACGTTGATCATTATAATACATATTGTAAAGTGTTTAATAAAAAGCGTGACGAAGTAAGACGTGCTATTGTTTTCTTAGAAGACTGGAAACCAGGACACTACTTTGAAGTAGATAGTAAAGCATTTGTAAATTGGAAGGCAGGTGAATATGTTTTATGGCAACCTGATACTCCACATGCGGCCAGCAACATTGGAGTTGATCCAAGATACACTTTACAAATCACCGGCACTTACTGGTAATGTTCAAACAAGATATATTCTGGGGTAACCTTCCTGTAAAATCTACAAAGTTAGGTTCAATGTTTACTGAACTGTTTGAACATTGGTTTCCTAAAGATCCTTTTATTATATACACAGGTACAAATAATATAGACTTTGATAAGTTTCCTCTTACTCCTAAAATGGTAAAGAAACTTAAAAAACTTAACATATATTTGTACGAACCATTAACATTATACGAAGATGGTAAAAAGCATAACAGAGATTTCTTTAGCGAATTTCAAGGCGGAGAAAAATTACGTGCTGATGAATTAGACAGCATTTTAGAATTTAGTAAAAAACTAAATGCAGAAATTACTGTATACACTTGTGATTATAATGTAAACAAACATATAGATTACTATCCGTTTGAACTTAAATGTTTTGATATATTTTTACGCAATCAATTTAACGGCGGTATTGTTAATGTTAACAACAATATTGATAAACACTTTATTTGTCCTAATTGGCGTTATAGTTTACACAGACGTTTGATAATAGAACATTTACAAGATACACCAGGTTACTATAGTTGGGCATTTAGTGATCCAGCATTAAGCATTGATACAGAATTACAAAGTGTAGACCCTGCACATAAAAAATGGCCTATAGGACAACTAAACGGACCAGCAAGTTTATCTGCTTACTATGAAAAAAGTTTTTGCGTTGTGGCAAACGAAACACGTTTCTATCAGCCTACAGGAAACTTTAGTGAGAAAACTGTTAACGCAATGATACATAAACGTCCTTTTGTTTGCGTTGCACCACCTTATACATTAGAATACATTCGTGAGTTAGGATTTAAAACATTTACTTGGGACGAAAGTTACGATACTGAAGAAGATCATACAAAACGTATGAACAAAATACGTTACTTGTTAGATAGCATTAAGTTATTAAGTATTGATGACTGTAAAGAAATGTTAAATGAAATGAATGATGTGTTAACACACAATCAAATTCTTGCTTCTAAGATCTACAAGAATCATAAAATTCTTTAAGTTCTGGAAAAGTTTTAACAATACTACTACCGCTACGTTTATCATATTGTGTAAACCAATTATAAAAAGTTTTGTGTCCTATTGCTAACTTCTTATCATCGTAAGTAGTTGTACGCATATAGTCTACAACACGTCTAAAACGCTCATACTCCAACAAACTAAACTTATGGCGGTCATTGTCATCAACGTTGTCTCCGATAAACTGTAGGTGCCTTGTCATGTACGGAACAAACTGATCCTTAGGTAATATGTTCATGTCAAACTGTATTGGCTCTTTTAGATAAGGAGTATCAAATCTAATGTTTTGCCATTGTACACCTGCATTAGATCTTGTGTACTTCTTACGCCATTCAAGTATTTTATTAAGCAATAAATCAAAACTTGTTACAGCAAACAAGTTAAATGTAATCATAAACGTTACAGGATAACCAAGTTCAGTTAGATAGTAATCTAAATTCTTTTCCCATAGTTCAATATCTAATCCACGTCTTGTGTATTCTGCTTTAGGTCCCCAAGTATCTATACTTGTGTATAGTTTGAAACTTCTTATACAGTTCTTTGCTTTAAGTTCTTTTACACGTTCTACAAGTTTGTGTACAAGAGATTCCTTAACACCCATGTTACTGTTTACTTCAATTTGAATATGTGGTTTAGGATTTGCTTCAAGTTCGTCAAACAAACGCCAAGTACTTTTGTGCATTAAAGGTTCGCCGCCTGTAACACGTAAGATGTTTAGTGTCTTACTAACTTCTGGCCACCACTTCCACCATGCTTCTACATAAGGATTAGTTTCTTCTTCATATAATTCAAACCAATCAATGTCATTACGGTGTGCAGATACATCTGTATATGGACCTTCTTTTTTAATTTCGTTATAATATCTACTGCTAAACTTAGGATGGCAGTAACCGCATTTAAAATTACATTCATTACTAAAATTTATTTCAATGTATTCTGGATTAATATTATAATCCCATGGATTGCTTTTTATTTCTTCAATACGTTTAGGTGTGTATATACTTGCTGTTTTAATATGTCTATCACTAATATAGTCCTTACCCATACATTCAATATTCCAACAGTACTGACAACCGCTTGGCTTTTCGCCTTCAAGCATTTGTTTACGTTCTTGTTTCTTTTGCGGTGTATTATGTAGTTGACTTGGATTGTCAATTAATCCTTCAAGCGGAATCTTATGTGGTGCTGGGTGATAACAACTGTGTGTTTCTCCTGTTTGCAAATATATTGTTACGTGGTGCCATTTAGCCAAGCAGAAAGTAGGAGAGATCTTATCGACCTCTGGCATTATCTGCTTTATTCTTTCTACTTCGCTCATTGAATCCAGTTAATAATTCCACGTATAGCAAGTACCAAATAAAACAGTTCCATCAATGCACGTGGTGTATCTCCGTCTTTCCAACCCATGTAAATCCAAATGCCACAACTGAAACATGCAACACTCCAACCCATAACCTGGTAGTCAGGATTACCACTACTTAAAATATAAGCAGATGCCATGGCAAGAAAAAATCCTAACCAACGCCACCCCTTAATATTTCGATAGTACCTAATTTTCATTTTCGTCTAATCACCCTATCACTATTTTTGTAAACAGTTTTAAAAAATTCACTTTGTTCATTATCATATGGATGTACTGCAAGAGGAACATCTAATTCATTTCTAATTAAAGTTCCTATATCTGTAATACGGTCCACAACATTACCACTGTGAAAATCGCTTTCTTCCCACAGTTTATTTAAGTATAAAAAATCTCTTGTTTGCGTATGATCCCATTCTGTACACATTGTTTTATAACAACCTTGCCTTGCACCAAGAATGCTATATAAACCGTTTTCAACATCTGCACCTACCATCATCCAGACTAATAATCTATGATAATTCTGCCACCATAACTCTTTCAAGTCATTAATAGGTGTTCCTCTATCCAATGACATCTTAACACCTTCTCTAAATCCTGCTCGCCATGCTTGGTGTGGAGTAGCAGTAATAATACTTTTACTATAATTTTCGTTTAGTTGATAATAGTTGTCAAAGTAACAGAATTCTATTTGTGTATCATCAGAACCGTCTGTGTTTTCATGAGTTTTCATATTCTTAACAAACTCTTTAGTCCACATTTTTAAACTACCGTTACCGTACATTAGTCCGTTGACGTCAATCTTACCACACCAACTAAACTGATAGTCATCATCTACGCCTAACTTGTCTAAGTCTAATACTACTTCTATAAATTTAGGATCAACAATAGTGTCTCCGTCAACTGTAACGAAGTGTTTAGTTTCAGATAAGTCTGCACATGCCTTGTGTGCGGCATCTGAACCTTCTACACCATGTACACGTTTTGCCCACGGCACTTTTCTTTTTAAGTCTGCCCAGTTTTCTTCAGCATTAGGCTCATCGTAACTTAAAAAAATGATATCTTGTTCTGCAATCTTAATCATTAATGACTCCTGTGCTGTAACTGTTGAACAACTTGTTAGTATATAAGTCGTATTGTGTTATTATAGCATCATCTTGATCAAATTGCAAGTCTAAATTTGTATCTGCTAAATTAAATCGTAATGTTCTATGTAGTTTATAAGGATCGTTCTTGGCAACTACGCTAAAATTTTTAACAGTTTGTAATGTTACACTATTCTTTTCTAATGTTTTGGAAAATAGTTTGCCAAACTGTAGTTGCCATGTTTTTGTTTTGTAATTTTTTATAATATTAATGTCTGCTTCAATATCTGTAGGTACTTTGTATATGCTGTTGTGTACATTGTATTCGAAACGTTCTTCATCATACACATTGACAAGTTCATACATAGTTGAAGTTGGATTGAACTGTACTTTGTAGTGTAAGAAGTTTTCTGATCCATCTAATAATCCTTTTACATCATCAGGATTAACTTCTATGTGTTGGTTCTGAGGATAGGAAGTAATAGTTTGAATGTTTCCAGTCTTAGGATCAAACTCTATATATGTTTGTACTTCATCTTTGTGCATATCTGTCATAAAATCTATCCGTAAAATCTTTTTCAGTATAATGAAACACCGTGTCTTGTAAATGCCCGCCTACTCTTAACTGTGCATCGTCATTAACAAAACAACCTACACGATCTTGCCACTTCTTTGTTTGTGTATTCCAAGTTTGTGCATAAGGCTTCATATGAACGAACGTAGGAAATGCTAAAGTCTTGTTTGTAACTTTGTTTTCTACACCTAACATCTTAATTGCAATACTTGTACATACATCTACACTGGCAATCTTTTGCATTTTCTTTGGTGCATACTTTGTATAACACTCTTCCCAATTTTTCATTGTGTATTCTAACGCTTCATAAAACTTTTTTGCGAAGTCAGACTTCTTAAAATAGTGTAGTGCAACATAAATGTCTGGTAAGTTGTTTGCTTCAAACATTTTTCTATAATATGTTACATTAAGTTTACTTTGTTTATAATCTGTAACGTTTGTTGTGTAAAAAACTTCGTAATTTTGCATTAGGCTCCACCAGTGTGTTAGGTCATGACATACAATCATGTCTGTGTCTAATACAAAAGTTTCATCATATGGACAAGCATGATAAATCTTCCAACGGTTTTGTACTTTCCACTTGTGTTCTTCTGCTTTATCTTCCCATGGTATAGGTACAATGTCATCAAACAATTCTTTTTGTTCTACATCATCGTTGGTAATTAAACAAATTTTACTATCTGGATTAGTTTTCCTAATGCTTAATGCTAATAATTCTGCTTGACGTATGTAATTGTATTCACTGTTCTGTGCAAGGAAAGTAAAATTAGGCATTTGTAATCTCCCTTCCTAAACTAAACTTATTCATTACATGCAAATTTATACCTTTTGATTTTATTAGTGTATATTCTCCTACACGATCTTGTTTTTCAACAAGCAGAGTTAATTCATCGTCTTTAATTTTTTGTAATATATCTTTGCCTGTGCTGTAAACCATTTTGCCCGGCAGTTCTTTTGTATAACCCATGATGTTATTTGCAATACTAAATGCAATATCATTTCTAAATACTGTTGTTGTAACTTGATATAGATTACGATAGTGTTCGTAATTTTTCTTTATGTGTTTTACAAGATCAAAGAAAGCATTATTACGTTCTGACTTATCAAATATAATACAAGTTGCCCACCAAAAGTCTATTGATGTTTCACTAATTAATTTAAACTCACTTGTATCACGCCAACCACTAATATCCATACTGTCTTTATACATCATTAGTTCATGTGGTAACTTCATTGCTTGTGCAAGTAAGTCGTTACTTATAATGTAGTCTGTATCTAACACAAGAGTTCTATCATAAGGACTTATATCGTAACTATCACTTCTATTAAAGTTCTTAAACTCTAATACTTTTTTAGATAAACTTCCGTCGTGATATGTTTTGTGATTTTTTTGTTCTATAGACGAAGAAAGAATTTCGTCAAACACTTCTTTTCCGTTGTAAAATTTTACAACACGTTCTACGTCATCTGTTACAAGTGTAGTTGGTAAGTCTAAATATTTGCGTATTCTTTTTGCAAGGTACTGAGCCTGTGATACATAATCCACTTGCTCATTATTAAATGCAAATAGTAATACTCCACTGCTCATTCCACCAATCCGTCTACAGATCTACTCTTTTCAAGTTTGCTGTAATCTTTGTGATAGTTGTTTAGTGCAACATAATATTTGTCTGTAATATTATTGTAAAAGTCTGATATGTCTTCAATTAAGATCGGAGTATCTGTATCATCAATTAATACAAATGAATCTTGCTCTGTTGATTGTAATGTGTAAACATAGTTAATCAACTCTTTATTAATTGTAAATTGTCCACCTGCAAAGAAATACATTGACTCTGTAGCAAACTTTTCTTTCAACATTCTTCTTTGGTTATTAAGAGTTGCAGAATAGTTTCCAAATTCTAAGGCTTTTGATAGTTTCTCGTCCATAGTAATATTTACTACGTACTAAGGTATTAAAGAGTATTTGTGGTATTAAATGTTGGGGAAGTTAAAGAAACTCTTGACCCTGTAGGTAGTCTTTCGCCAACCACACTTTGTAATGTACCTGTTACTGATTCATCTTGTGGGTTGAATGCACCATCGTTGTTTGTGTCATCACCTACGTCATCATCTCTAAATTGAATAGTAAACTGTATTGTAGTTGAATTAAGTTCTTTTGCTTTAATATTGTAATCGTTTTCTGCATATACACCTGTACCATCTTTTTGGAATACAAGTTGGTCTGTAGCAGTCATGTCAAAGTTACCAATATTGAAACTTGTTCCTGGACTTGAACCTAATGATGGACAGTTATTTGATTTAAATGTAACTGTTCCCATGTTTGCTAACAATGAGTTCCAATCGTTGTTCTTACCATTTGAAGCCGCTGGATCTAAGTCAGCAGTAAATCTAATTTCACCGCCTGCATTAAAAAAGTGTCTACGTGCATCTGCTGTTGCAAACGTTACTGTAACAACATGGTCACGTACTCCTGCCCATGCATTAGTAGATGAACTGTTTGTTTTGTTTGCAGTGATTGTACTTTGTGAAGTATCAGCAGTATAAATTAATGCTTTGTCAGTTTCAACCGTACTTGCTAAATCTTCGTATTGTAAAATACCTCTTGCAGTACCTGTGTCTGTAGCATCTTCCTCAATAACATCACCTGCACTTACCGTTGCAACTGAATTAGGAACACTACCTACTTGGTGTACTCTTGCATTAATTAAATCTGTGTAAAGTGTGGACATGTGTCCTGAATCAATTACAGTGTCTGCCGCAACCTGTGATGACGCTAAAGTCTGTCCATAACCGAACTGACCTGCACCATTACCCATTACGTTTTCAACTGTTGCTTGTAACGAGTTATATCTTGCCGCTGTAATTATTGCCATTTGTTACTTCCTCTTATACTTTCAAGAACGCTTCAACTAATTTTTCTTCGTGTCTATCATTTGATTCTAAAGCAATACCAACCAAGTCGCCTTCGTCTGCTTTTTGTGCAGTACCGTTAGCACCTACGTATAGTTTGTCACCTTTGTTTACAGGTCCCATAACTCTTACTGGTACTCTACCTTTAAGTGCAATCGCTTGTCCTTCTGCGTCTGCATTCATTAAGTATGCTGGTTTAGTACTAATAACACCAATTGGCATCCCTGTCATTGGGCACCAAGTTGCTTCACTACCTTCATCTGTACCAATTGTCATAATAGTTCCTACTGGATACTGATCGTCTGTAGTATATTTCTCTGCCAAGTCAGCGTATTTTGCCGAACTTGCAACACCTTGGAAGTTGTTAGCAAACAAGTCACCGCTTGAATCTCTAACTGCTACTGTGTCGTTAGTTGCTGAAGTACTTGCTGTTCTGTTGTTTGATCCAACAACCATTGCGTTAGCAGAAGTTGCCGTACCATTAAATGTAGTTGCCCACATGTCTGAGAATCTTAAAGCACTTGAACCAATTCCAAATGTATTGTTAGCACCTGGGAAAATACCCTCTGCTTTAATTTGTACTGGCTCTGTTGATTGTGCTGATGCATTATCAACTTTAAATCTAATTACAGTACCAACATCGTTACTAATAACTGCTTGGTTTCCGTTTTCAATTTTAACTGATAAGTCATTTGAATCACCAACTGTAAATCCTGCATCTGCAAATCTTACAACTTCGTTAAATGAACTTTCTTGTCCTGGAATTGATACAACATATTCACTTGCTGAACGTCCGCCTAATTTATCTGCGTTTGTTGCTGTACCCCAGAATCTATGTCCTGTTGAAGTAACACCTTGTTGTGCATTAGTAGTATTCTTTAAAGTCATACCCTGATGAATAACGTCGAACCCTGTTATGGCATTGTTAGGGACAGTTCCGTCGATTGTAAAGTCAGCGGCACTTAATACCACTACTACTTCATCATTGATAGTACCTTTGATTACTGTTCTTTGTACATTTGCAATGTCTGTTACTGAATCAGTTACAAATGATGTAACTGTAGCACCTTGTGATTGTGGACCAATTAGTACAAAGCCTGCACCAGTGTTCGCATACAACTGATTGTTTGCGTTATCCCACCAAAAGTCACCTTCAGTTAGTCCTGATGGTTGACTTGCACTTACTTCTGCTCCACCAGTTGTTCTAAATTTTGTTCCGTCATAGAACTTTAATTTGCTCGTTCCTGAGTCAAACCAAAGTTGTCCGCTGATTGCTCTGGACGGAGCATTCGCACTTGAGAAATTCTCAAGCAAATGAACGAAGTTTTCGTTCTGAATCTCGCCATAACCAGCGTAATTTTTACCAACAAGTTTAAGATCAGTAGTTTGATTGACTGTACCGTCTTCAACTACTGCAATCTGGCTACCGTCGGTTTTGTTAATAATGTATGCCATAGTATATTACCCCTTCATTGTTAGTATTTATCGTTATACCGTCGAACTTACTCCGCTGGTATAAACCCAGGCACCACCAGTTACAGTACATGTTAATACGTATCTGTCAACTGTTAGTGAAACCGATCCTGTTACGTCACTAAACTGTACATCTTTTAGTACGGTCTCGTTTTCCTGCCCTGTTTCTGTTACCCTCGATACACTCGCACTATCCGCTGTATATGTACCAACTTCACTGCTTGTATCTAAGTTTATTTCTATTTCTGTTGAACTTACAATCCTATTAATAGCGTATGTACCATTAATTGCTGTAACTCCTAATGCACCCGAAATTGTTACATTACGTCCTGCATCATATCCATGAACTGCATCTAATGTTAAGATGGTTAATACACCTTTAGTAATAGACGCAACTGTTCTTGTTGCTACTGTAACTGTTTTATCAACTGCTACTGTAGTTTCATCTAACCCTGTATTCAACGCACTTGCTGTCAATGTAGCACTTGCTGATGTTTGGTCAGTTGCATGAATTTTTGCTTGTGTTCCGTTTACCTTTGTACTTGATGGAACAATCTCCTCAAGCAGTGTAACAAGTTTAGCACCAAAGGCCGCTCCGCCTCCTGCACCTGCATTGTAACCCATGCCTGTGATATCAAGTGCCATTGCAACGCCTTCGCCGTCAATAGCAGTATCTACATAATTTTTAGTTGCCGCATCTGATCCTGCAACTGGTTCACCTAATCCTGAAATCTTATTAGTGTTAAGTATTTCAATTACGCCTGTTGCGGCTTCAAGTTGTAAGTTACCTACGTTTGATGAAACTTTCTGTCCATCAACTTCAACGTTGTCAACACCTAATGCTGTAAGTGTACCAAGTGTTTGCATTTGTGGAGCACTTGTAATTGTTCCTAATGTTGTACCTGATATAACTGTGTTGCCGTTAATCTTATAACCTGCTGTTGAATCAAAAAATACGTTTGATGTAAATGCGTTTGTTGCCAGTTTCCAAATAAATTCTTTGTCGTCTGGATTTGCTTTAACAATAATACCTGCATCATTAACATCTGCATCTGGTAATACTGTACTATCACTTGTAATAGCAAGTTCAATATTTTTATCTTTAATTCTTAAGTTATCAACGTCTGTGCTAAAAGTGTTACCACTAACTGTTAAGTCGCCGTCAATTTTTACACTACCGCCAACGTCAAGTGTTGCTGTAGGTGATGCTTTGAAAATACCTAAGTAACTATTTGCTGTATCAACTTTAATTGCTGAAGTTGCACCACTTGCTTTTCTTACTTGGATATCTAAGTTTCTATCTCTAACTTGGTTTGCAATTATTGTTTGATTTGCAACAATACCAATGTTAATATTATCTTCTGGTCCTACTGTAATACCACCGTTGTTAATTGTGCTGATAGTACCATTTGAAGTTGCGTTAGCATCTGTAGGCATAAACTGTGATGCGTTTTTCTTAACGCCTTGTGCGTTAATAATTGTATCTGCCGAAGTTGCTGTTCCGTGAAACTTAAAGTCATCATCAATTACATTAATACCTTTTTCAACTGCTCCTGTAATTCCTGTAATAGGATTTGCTGAATTAGGTGTAAATCTAATATTTGAAAGTATTGCTTCTTTTTGTCCACCAACGTTTAAATTAACAAGTGTTCTGTTTGACTGCGTTGTATCTAAAACTGTTTCAGTTGTAAAACCTGAAGTTCCTTCTGATGTTGAAAAGTCAGGACCAACAAGTACTAAATCTGTTCCATCGTAAAAATATAATTTATTGTTTTGATTGTCAATCCAAAGATCGCCTGTAACCATTTGTGGTTGTGTAGGACTTACAATTGGACCACCTGCACTTTTAAATTGTGCGCCATCATATAATTTTAATCTTGCTTCGCCGCTGTCATACCATAACTGTCCTGTTAGTGGAGTTGCTGGTGCTTGTGTGTTAGTAAAGTTCTCAAGCATCTTAACAAAGTTTTCGTTAATGCTTTCACCGAAGCCTGAATAATTTCTACCAATTAATGAAATATCAGTTGTTTGTGTGTTTACTTGTCCGTCTACAAGATTTACAAGTAAGTCGCCGTTTGTTTTATTAATCTGATATGCCATTATTTTGCCCCCGCATAAATTAGATAGTTAATTGCCAAGTACGGGTTCATTACATTAAAGTCTTGCCCAACTGCTGTGTTGCTTACCACTCCACCTGAGAATGGAAACTTTTGTCCTGCATCTGTACCTTGCGGTGCGTCTGCCACTGTAGCATCTGCATCTACTGGTGCACCTTGTACATCTCTTGTTGCGTAATATTGTGTTCCACTTGGTCCACGCATATCGTGTTCGTGTTCTGGTAGTTCGTCAACTTGAATTTGTTTCTTCTCAACACCTGCTGTTCCACCAATCGTATCAGCGTTTTCATCTGTAACTCTGTTTGCCGGTCCTGCTGTTGTACCCATGTTATCCATACCAAGTGGGAATCTACCACGTAAGTCTGGTAACGCAAATTTACCTAATGCAGGATTAGCCTTGAATGATGTACCAATAACATCATAAAGTTCTGGCCAATCAACAATAAACACTTCACTACCATCACATAACAACCAACCATTTAATAATGCCACTGTTGCGGCATTACCTGCATATGGTGTAATAAGTCCAACTGGGTTAACTGGTAAAGCACTAAACAAGTTACTTCTTGAAAGTTTCTTAATACCTGTTCCACTACCGTTTTCATCGTTAACTCTGTTAACAAGGAATTCGTCATCAAATCTTGATGTTGGTACTGATTCTTTGTTTGTAATAAATGTACTGTTGATACTAATATCAAATTCTTTAACAAGTGTAGTTTCGCCTGGCGCACTATATTGTCCGTCAAAAATAACTGGCGGTGCTGTAACATCACCTGAAATTTGGAATGTTGTTCTTGAAGCAAGTTTATCTGAACTTCCTGAACGTCCTGTAACTGTACCAGTTACGTTACCTACCAAGTTTGCTTTTACAGTGTTTGCATTAATTTCTGCAAACTTTAATGTTGAACTACCAATGTTAACTGTGTTTGAAGTGTCTGGTAATACTGTATCACCTAATGTAGTTGTACCACCTACTTCTAAACTGTTTCCTATTCTCGCACTCTTTGCAATACCAATACCACCTGTTGTAGTAATTGCACCTGTTCCAGTGTTAACTGCTTCTGCAATACCATTAATAACAAGATTGTTTGATACAATAGCATTACCTGTTACGTCTAATGCTTCTGCTGGCGATAAGTTGTTAATACCAACTTTTTGTGTTGAGTCAATTCTTAATACAGGTTGTAAGTTTCCTGCATTGTTAACTCTTAAATCAATGTTTGCACCTGATGTATTATTTGAGATAATAGCATTCTGTCCTTCAATACCTATTTGAACAACAGCATCACTACCAATGCTAACACCTATGTTATTTTTAATTTGTAAACTTGCATTTGAAATACTTGCAACGTCACCTCTTAAAAAGTTTGATGCCGCTACTGTAGTTGAACCTACAATTAAGTTTTCTGCTTTCTCTGATACACCGTAATATTTTCCTACGCCTGCACCTGTAATATCTGCTGAACTTAAATTAAATCCTGGATTTACTGTTGAAAAGCCTGCAATGGTTGCCTTTGGAGTAAATGCACTTGTGGCATAAATTGCAACAACCTTACCGCCAATCTCAACTTTCAATGCTGTGTAATTAATATTGTCAGTACCTGTGATAGTTGCTGGTCTTACACCTGCCGCTAATCCATCACTAAATTCTGGACCTACTAAAATCCAACCTGAACCTGTAAACAAATATAACTGTTGGTTATCTGTATCTGTCCATAAGTCACCTGCAACTGAATTTGCTACGTCTGGTGCTGAGTCGCCACGTTTTAATCCGCCGGCTTCAATCCAGTTAGTACCATCATAAATTTTAAGAATGTTAATACCAATGGAAGTATCATACCATAGTTGTCCTTCAACTGGTCTTGCTGGTGCTGAACTATTACTAAAGTTTTCTAATAGTTGTAAAAAGTTTTGACCAATTAACGCACCGTAATCTGTTGTAAACCTACCTGGAATCTGTAATGAAGTAGATGTATCGGTAGTGTTATCCTCGATAGCAATACTACCCTTATTAGTAATGTCGGTATAGTTAATAGTATATGCCATCTATTATCCCTCGTTGTAACCAGTTAAACTTTGTACTCTAACAGTGTAATCAATTTGAATTAATCTATTCAATGATTTTTGTACAGGGTGGAATACAACGTGTGTTAATAATCTACCTTGTCCTGTTGGACTGTAACTTAATAATCCTAATTCGTCAAACACATACTGGTTTTCAGTATCTGTTGCTGTGTCATTTGCTTCTTGTCCACTTGGCTCACCGTAGTCTAACAAACACTGTACAATAATGTCTGTGTAGTTAGTACCAGTAACGTGCCTTGTTTCAATTTTGTTTCTGTTTGGATCAACGTTGTTTACGCTTTGATCATCAACAATCTTCTTATATGTTTGGTTGTATAAACTTGCGTTTGTACCTGTGCTATTTGGAGTTAGGTATGTAATAATGCCTGTAGGATCAACACTTGTACCACCATTTCCAAACGCCATTTCGTACACAAATCCCTGTCCTGCGTTTGCAAGGGATTCTGCCAAAGCAATACTCATATTCTCATAGTGAATTGCATTGCGTTTATCAATGAAAATTTCGTCCGTTTCGGGGTTAAAGATCTTAATGTGACCTTGCACTAACACTCCGTTTTTGTCTAATATGTTATCTGTCATTTATGTTTCCTACATTTGTATTTATTTAGGTAAGTCAACCTCTTCAGCTCTTAAGAACTGTGCTATTGCATTTTTTGTCTTTCCTAATGTTTTTCCTTTATCATTCCAAGTTTTTCCAACTTTTCTGATTACTGTTACCCTAACACCGTCCGCTGGTGCTGTATTTAATGTTAATGTGTTACCAGAAACACTAAATTCTGCTTGTGCTGTAATATCACCTTCTGGACTATCTTGACCAACTGTTGGGTCAAACATAGCAATACTACGTTTTCTCAGACGTTTTCCGCCTGCAAACACTTCAAACTCATCAACACCCTTGCTTGGTGTCCAATCTAACAAGTAATCTGTTGTACTTCCATCACCAATATATGTGTTTACCAGTGTCTGATCCTGATATGGAACAGTTTGTTGGAAGCCTTGATCAAAGATCTCAGCACCTGTTTCGTGTAAATCTTTAACACCAGTACCAAAAGTACCTCTACGTAACTGTGTTAAACTGTTTCCGTCCTTAACCATATACTCAATACGTTCACCGTTAAGGAAAATAACACCCGGAGTATTGGTAGTTTTATCTGGAATAAACATACTATCTGGGTTATCTACTTTAATTTCTTTATCAAACGGCTTAAGATCTTGTATTAGTCTATATTTATTGTTATCTCCAAGACGTTTATATACTGTTCTATTGAGCATATCTTTGAATACTCTCCAACCAAACTTGCTAACTGTTGGTCCTGTTTCAGCAAACTGTATAATCTCAACAACATCATTTGCATTTAATGGGTTAGCCATTCTTACAAATAACTGATCATCTGTAACTTTGTAATCAACACTTGGTGTTTGTAACTTACCGTTTACAACAATCCATACATATTCAGCATCAACTGTTTGTCTTTCAAGTTTAATTAATCCTGCAAGTAAGTGATTGTACTCAATGTCTGCCGCACTTTCAAAGTCAATAGTAGTTCTTGTAACAATATCAAAGTTCTTACGATCAATCTGTTGTACATCGTGTTTACTAAAGTGTGTAACTTTAATCTTAGTATCTATTGCTGGAACAGTATCTAATGTTATAACGTTACCGCTAACAGTATATTCACCATCTGTTGTTACAAATATATCAAGTTTAGCACCTGGGATTGCAACGTTCTCAAATATTTCAATACTTGAGTTTGCTGGACGGAAAATAAAGTCTGAAGTATATGTTAATTGATTACCATTTAGTAATACAATAATATCATCAGCACCTAATGTACCTCCTGGTTGTTGCCAGTTACGTAATTGATATTCTACTCTGTTGTCAATTATAAATGATTCATTGTAACCTGCGTTTAGAATGTTGTCACCAACTCTAACAATTATATTATGACTTGCAGGTAAACTACTGAATGGTGTCACACTTAATTCGTATGACGCACTACTTCCATCTGCAACCAAGTTGTCTGTTTTAATTTCACTAAATGTTTGGGCATCACTTGCATATATTCCAAAGTTAATTACTGCGTCAGCCGCCGGTGCCGCACCAAATGTAATTACTGCTTTGTTGGCAGTATCGTATGAACTGTCTGTAGTTTCTAATACGTAAGAAGGTTTCTCTCCGTTAACAGTTACAATACTATTAATGTCTTCTCTCCAGTCAACATTTGTAACAAACTGTATTGTTGATCCGTCACCTGTAAATGTATCTAAGTCAAGAATCTTATCACCGTTACCACTCATTGTAATAATGTTTACTCTTGCGTTCAATGCTGGTGCAGTCATTGTAATAGTTTTGTTTTTGTAATCAACTGTGTATGCAGATTGTAATTGAATGATATTATCAATCTTAACAATTAATGCATCTTTGCTTTGCGGTTGACCGTTATACTTGAATACTGTTTTTCCACCATTACCAATGTATGATGTGCTTTCTATAATACTTGCACCACTTCCTACTCTATCATAAATTTTCATATCAAGAGTATCAAGTACTTGTCCTGGAACTTGTTCTTCCGGACCTTTACTTGTTAATTGTGTTACAAATCCGTCACCGTCAATATTAATATCTTCTGGATTAATACCTGTTGCACTTGAGTATGCCAAGTCGCCGCCTGTAACTAATGTGTCATATGCTCTTGGATCAGGAACAAAAGAACCATCACTTGTATTTTTTCTAAATATCAAGACATCGCCATTGCTTGGACTATTAGCACCATTAATATCTAATCCATCATTGTCAAGGAATATAGTTGTTGTTGTTCCGTCACCAGTAAGTGTAGTACATCTTGCATTTGGATTAGTTGGACTACCTGGGAAGTTTGGATCATCAATTCTTGTGCCATTCAAGTAAACATTATATTCAACACCATTTTCTAATGGCTTAGAAAGTGTTACACTAATTGTACTTCCGTCTAAACGTATTACTTCATCTTCGTATGTATTATCGTATGAATCATATGCACCTGTGAACCAACCTTCTGCACTCCAACCTGAACCGCCACCAAAGTCAAAACTCTTAACTTGAACTCCACCGTAGTCAATACCGTCTAATAATTGTCCAAGGTCATTTGCTAACATTCCTGTAGTTGGATTGTAGAATAAGTTAATTCTATCCTGTGCAGTTAACATTGAAATGTCTTTTCTGTAAGAAACTGATATTGCACTGTTGTTAGCAGGAGGATTTGTAAATGTAACTTGTCCTATTTTACGTCCATGTGTTCTACCTACACTGTCGTCAATGTTTGAAACTGTGTATCCGCTTTGTAATACTTCTGATCCGCCAACTGTAATTGTTACTTGGTCGCTCTTAATATCCATTGGCCATTTTAACTTAAAGTTATATTTGCCACCTGTACCTACAAACGTTTCTGTTTCAGCAAGTGTTGTAATAAAGAACGTTCCTGTAACTCTATCAAACTTAACATTCATGTGTGTAGTTCTTAAATTTGTATTACCTATGATTGCACTTGCTCTACCAGTCTTGCCGCCATCTGCTACTGCGCCGTTAAGCACTACTGTTGGTGCAGAAACATAACCTGTTCCTGGATTGTCTATTTTAATCTCTGTAATTTTACCACCGCCAACATACGCTGTTGCCTTGGCTCCTGTTCCGCCACCGCCTACAAATTCTACTCCTGGTGCATTTTCATAACCACTACCTGCATCAAAAACATCAACCTGTTTAATTTGGAAACTTGCATTGTCTACCCAATGTTTGCTTGGATAACTTGTAATGTTAGATGATGTTACTATTTCATCATTAACAACTCTAACTGTTTGTGGTACAATTCTTCCTGCTGTGTCGCTGTAGAATGGTGGTAAGTCAAAGTCAGTAACCATGTTTTCTGATTTTTCATCACCTTCGTATGTACTTAGGTATTCTCTAATTTTAGATTTGTATGGTTTAACTTCTTTTACATACTCCTCATAACTTTCTAAGAAGTCATTATTAAATGTAATGTCTTTTCTTAGTTTACCAAGATTATGTTTTGCTTTGATGAATGAAGTTTTAAACATCCAGTCTACAAATTTTTGTTCTGATAAGATATAACGCATTTGTGCAAAGAATAATTTGTTATATTCAATAGCAAGTTCGTCAACAAATATTTTATCTCTTAACGCTGTTAAGATAATACGCATTTCATCAATTGGTTGTATATCAAATGCACTGTCATCATAACCAAATGAGTCATAACCAATTAAGTCTTCACTGTAATCATACAATGATTTTGATAATTGTATTGTTGCATTTTGTCTACCAATAGTTCTATAATTTATTGTATAGTCTACATCTGCTTGATCGTCAATCTTTTGTAATAATAACCAACCGCCTGATCCTACATTGTTAATTTTAACAATACTGTTGAATGAATCCTCTAATGATTCTAATTCATACGTTTCATTAATTACAAAGTCTGCTTTTGTTAGTTCATTGTAACCTGTAGCATACCAATCAACATATGACCAATAAGGTTTTACGTCATATCTTTGACTCTTAATTCTATTCCAAGTTTGTTCGCCACCTACATATTCGTATAATGACCACTTGTTAGCGTAACTTTCATCTATTGTTGTAAGAACTGTAAACGGTCTAACTCTGATTGTATCTGTTTGTGCATAGTTATTACCACTCTTAACAACTGTTGCTGTTTGTATCTGTCCTACATTGTTCATTGTAAGTTCAATAACAGCACCTTCACCTGTGTTTGATGTAATTTGTGTTGTTGGTACTGTTTTATAACCGTAACCTTGTTCAGTAATATCTGCTCTTAGGATTTTACCGTCTTGGATAGTTAAATTAATTGTTGCTTGTTTCAATCTACCTACTGGTACAAAACTTAATTCTCTATCACTGTCAATCTCTGAGTCAAATCTTCTTGATGCTAAAGTTGGAATAGCATCATTGCTTTGGAAATCACTTAGATCAAAGTCATCAATTAATATATTTTGCTTAAGAACACTGTTTGTTCTTTCAATAAGTTGTTTTAATGCTTCAATTCTGTTTACAAAGATAGACTGTCTTGGATCATTTAAAATACCATATCTATCTCTTTCAGTCAATAGTCTATCTGGAACAGGTCTGCCTTGATTATCAAAGCCAATTAAACTATCAAACCATTTTAATTCTAAATCTGTTTTAGGAAGACTTGTTGCTAACCCGTCTGTAATAATTTTGTATTGATTATGTACATTTTTGTCAGTTTCATTAATGTTCCAATACGCAAACTTAAGAACTGTATCATTTCCTGTGATAGAACTTTGTAAGTTATGTAAAGTCCACTCATTCTTATCAAGCATAGTTGCAAATTTTAGTCCTGCACCTGATGGATCTCTAATTAATTCTTGAACATCTGCGGCACTTAAAGTTCTGCCTGGTACGTCTGGAGTAGTTTTCTTATTTCTTACCCAGTAATAGTAGAAAGTTGTAAACTTCTGTGCTTCTTCATCATATACACGTCTTGTACTGTATGCATTGTCACCGTATTTAGATTTACCACTAATACCTTGCGCCAAAGCAGTTTCTGTATCTGCTTCTTCATCCCACTCGCTTGGAAGTAATGTGCTTTCAACCCATTCATAAACTTCAACTTCTGTTCCTGGGAACACTTCGTTCATTGTGTTACTTGTAGTAAAGATGTTTCCTGTATTGCTGTATGGATTTAAAAATCTTACAGCGTCAATATCCCACCATAACTTACCAACATTGTCAGTTGTGTTAAACATAGTTTCATCTTTTACAACTGTTGTATCAGTTGCTATATTATATGTACACGGATCATAAGTTGTTTTGAATGATAATTCAGTTTCAGCCGTTCCTGCAATTTTTCCTTGTGCAGGATCAATGTAGTCAATATATTCTGTAACTTGATTTGTATTTTTATTGTATAAACTAATACCTTTGAATCTACTTAGGTCAACTAATGGTCTTGCAGATCTAATTTTTTCCCATAGTTTAGTATTAGGAGTTGATCTATAATCTAATATAGTTCCTCTACTGTTGTTATCATCTCTCTTGTAAGAAGGTATACCAACATAAATGTGGTTACCATTAATAAACATTGTCTTACCAAAGTATAATGCTTTGCTATCTGCAAATTCTAACTTGTCTGCATACACATATCTGTTACCTAACAGTTCGTAAACAAAAACTTCACCAGTATCAATTAATGATGTATTGAATAATGTAGTTCCATTATCAAATGCTGTTATGCCTCCATCAAATTCTGTAATGCTTGTAAGGTCACCACCTGCTGAATGTACTGCAAGTCTATCAGTTCCGTACTTAACAACAGTACCAAACTTCTCATTTGCAATTCCTTTAGGTCCAGTTAAGTGTTGTACCATTTCAAATGTGCCGTTAATGCTTTCGTAAATGAATACTGTACCTTGATTTACATATTGATCGCTATATTTAGGAGCACCTACTGCAACAAATCTACCATCATTGGAAACTGTTACAGAACTTCCAAAGCCAATGTCTGCCGCATAAGCATCAATTACTTGACTAAACAGGAAGTGTCCTAATACTTTTCTGTAAATTGCTAACTTCGGTGTATTAATGGAACTATCTATAGCATCACCATACTTGACAATAGTTGCTAATACTTCTCCATCACTGCTAATTCCGTATTCTGTACCAAACTCATATAAGTTATTGTTTTGAATAGCACTATCATCACCAATAATAAATCCTGTATCATTTGGCAAGTAACCATTTAGATCAAGACCTTCTGTAACTACTGTCCAATTTGATTCGTTCCATGCACTTGCAATAATATTTGTTTGTGCTTGATAAATTAATCCAAGGTATTTTACATATTCACCTTGTCTGTATGTTACAGTTTCACTAAAGTCGCCTTTGTAATCTACATCTTGTCCTAAAATCCAACCGTTAATTCTATCATATTTTATAACATTGATTCTGCCTGGTTGATTAAACGTTCCGTTACCTTTGCTTAACAAGTAAGCAGTATAAGTTCCGTCATTGTGTGTAACCATTTCAACTTTTGCACCTAAGTGTCTACTGCTTTGTGCATCAGGCATAATATAAATGTTATGCAAGTTGTAGAAATTACTTGTATTTCTTTCAAAAATTGCGTATGCACCTTGTCTTGTAAATGCACTTGCAACACCGGCATTGTTTGCAGTAATATTGTAAACTCTTTGCCAATCATTATTAGTATTACTTGGTGGATTTGCATCTCTTGCGATACCTGACTGTTCTACACTGTCATAAATCCAGTATTCAAATCCTTGTAATGTTCTTGTTGAACCTACTGTTAAGTTTGTTCCTCTATCTACAACAATAATCGGACCTGCTGTATCTGATTCTAAATGTCTTGTATTAATTGTACCAACAAGTCTTACAACGCCTTGGCCTTGTGAACCACCGTTAATACTTAAACTTGAAATGTCGCTGTTCTGTGAACCAAACTTCCAAGTACCATTAACATTTTTAACCCACAGTCTTAAAGTATTGAACAGTTTTTCTACTCCTGCAACTTCTGCCGTTGCAAGTGTGTCGTTATCTTGTACTGTATCTCCAACAATAGGAATAAAAG